TTCTGCGATGACCGACCGCCGCTCACCATGATGAGCAGTTCGACGTTGGGCAGATCCAATCCTTCGTCGGCCAATGAGGTGGCGATCATGGTCCTGAGATTGCCGGCCTTGAACTCTTCCATGTACGAGCGCCTGTCCTTCTTCCCGATCTTGGAATGCACCAAGCGAGAGTTTGGGATGCTTGCCTCGTACTGCTCTCCAAGCGTGATACGCGGGATCAGGATGAGCGTCTGCATGTCCAGATGGTCCAGAGCATACTGCACGGCGTACCGGTTCCTCTCCTTGTTCTGGCAGATACCGATGTCCACCAGCGATTCCCAAGCGCACATCTTATTCAGGTCTTCATCGCTGATCCGCATGTACCTGCGGCGAGCCTGGAACAGCCGGTCGATGTTGTCGTCGATCTTGGTCTGGATGTTCAGGTCGGTGGCGTCGCTGATCTCCAAGTAGGCGTCGGCCAATGAATCTCCGATGTCGCTTCGAGAAATCTCGTAGATTGAATCCCGGAACAACGACCGGGTGACCTTGTTCCGATCATCATCATCGCTCCAAGGGGTCGCATCGAATCCGTATCGAAGTCCTTTGCATGACTCGATGATGCGCTTCCAACTGACGGCGGGGCTATGTTTGCACTCGTCAACGATGAGCAGGTTCTTCTTGCTGAAGTCCACCGACTCATGCGGACACCGGATATCCACAACTCCATCAGGAATCCCTGCAACGCTTAGTGATACACGTCCCTGCTGACACGTCTCGATCGTCGGAGCGGTCCAGCCAAACAGCCAATCGGGATTCAGCTTGTGATAATGCTTGATGATCGATGCCGCTATCCAGGTCTTGCCGCTACCGGCAGGAGCTATGATCAAACCATCGGACTTGGTGGCCCACTCAACTGCTTTCTTTTGGTACTCTCTCAGATTCATAATTTTAGAAGATTGAATCCCGGTCGCCATTCGAGACGACCGGGATGTTTATACTACTCGCCTGACTCGACCTTGACCTCTGGCGTCTTTCCAATCATTGCCACTCGCAATGCTTGGCTGGCAAAGAACCCGATCTTAATGCCGTTCTCGACACAATACTTTCGCATCTCTTCATGGATGGTCGCGTCGATTGTGATCACTGTGCTTTTGGTTTTTTCTTTCATGTGTATTATTTCCTGCAAAGTTTCACCGCACAATCGATTGCTTCCCTGATTGCCGGCCACTCTTCTGGGTCGATCTGGATTTTTCCGTTTCCTTCGACGTGTTGTTTGACTTCAACAAATTCACCAGCCGCTTCGTCCGTGATCTCGATGTCCGTTGCAAGCTCATCGAACAGTGGTTCTTTCTCTCTGACAATGGTCCACTTGATCGTTCGTTTGATGTATTTCATGCTTTTGGTTTGTACTCTTGACCTGGGTTTTTTTGTGCGTGTTCCGCGAAATCTGCGTATGCCCGGAGGTCCACATAGTTATCAGGATGGAATACCCGGACGCTGCGATTGATCTTGAATGCCACCATCATCAACTCGACCAGATGCGACGGCATCGGTCCTGGCAGTTTGATGCCGTAATACTGTTGGATGAGTCCTACCCAAGCCAACCCGATGTTGGAATGGCTCAGGTGCGGTTCACCGTATATCTTGCCGCGCTCATTGATTGTGTCTGCAACGATGTCTTCCATGATGTTGTTCAGTTACGGATGATAGCTCCTGTTCCACCGGGCCAGTTGATTTCGACAGCCTTTACGCCCTTTAGCTTGGCCAACTGACAGATCATGTCCAAGTCCTCACCGGAGTTCGCGATGCAACTCATCACGATGTCCTCGTCCTCGTACCCGGACTTGATCGGTTCTGCTGTCCTGTCGCGCCATACCGTGACCGCTCGGCCACCGGATAGCGGAACTCGACGCACCGATTCAACACAAGGGAACGTATGCCGGACGGTCTTGATTTTGTCAGTTGTTTTGCTGATTTTGTTCATAGGGAAATCCTCCTGGTGGATTCAATTTATTGAGCGCCATTTTGATCAATCCGTTCTCAAGCAATTTGATGCGCTCGGTTGCTGTGTCCAACTCATTCTCCAGAGTTCGAGCGAATGCGGCACTGACCCACGGTCCCTCTTCGTTGGTGACAATGGCCTCATTGGTTCTAGGTGTGTGATTCATGGCTTGGATTTCAAAGCCTCTTCGGCAATCTGAGATTCGGTTGAGCGATTGCCACGGTAGTCGGTGTTTGCGATGCGGCGGAGAGCATCCTCCAGTTGCTTGATGCGGTCTTTCAACCTGACGTTTTCATCACGCAGTTCATCTCTCTTGTCGGCTATCTGGTCGATGATGCTTGATTGAGGAACGCTCACGTCGTCTTACTTTCCCGCTCGGCGAGCATGGCGTCGGCGATTTCGTATGCGTTCTCGGCCGCGCCTTTTGCTCCAAAGCAGTCAATGCGTAATGAAGCAAAAGCCTGCCCCGCGAACCAGTCGCGCAGAGACATTCCCGATACCTGACTCGGCGGATGATACACTGCAATCGGAATGCCCGCTGCGGTGCATGTGGCGGGAAACGCTGGTCCGCCGTCGTTTAGTTTATTTTTCATGGCTTTGATTCCTTGAGTTTGTTCCATGCCCTGTGGAAGTCGTTTTCGCGAGCTATTCGGTAGTCACCTTCATTCTCCAATTCATTGATGTAATCATCCTGCTCCTGAAGCCTTTGTCCAGCCTCGGCAATCGCAGCGTTGGCCACTCCATCCTCGCTCTGTATCCCTTCGGATAGAATCCGCATCGCCTCGATCAATATCTTGATATCAGTTCTTTTCATAATTCAATGCTTCATGGATTGCTGGAAATTGAACCGCAAAGATTTCATCGCGGATAGTTTCCGCGATCAATCGATGCTCCTTCTGCGTACCCTTCGCGCATCGCTGCTCCAGATAGTGGATCCATGAACGGACATTGCCGGTCATGTACAAAGTCGTCTGGGTGCAGAGCGGAAGGATCATGCGGGCGGTTTCCTTGGATACTCCTGCACCAATCATCCTCAGATATGTGGTTTCGCAAAATCTAACAGTATCATCAAATGTGCATTTTATGCCCAAGTCATTTATGACATCACCACTACCCTGTCGATTCTTCAAGTCCTGCGTTCTAAACTCAACAGGCTCGAACTCTGTTGCGACCGCATACCGTTGTGAAAATTCTTGGAACGAAAAGCTCCTGTGTCTGATTATCTGAGCAGATATAGCTCTGCTTGTCACTATCTCGACCGTAAAACTGGCCTGCTCAAAGATGCTCCAATGTCCGTTCTTGATACAGTAGGCCAACAACTTCGGACTGGTCAGGGTGTTGTTCTGGTTCGATGGATTGCTGACACGCGCGGCGTATGAGATGAAGTCGGATGCCGACATATCATCAATCGGCTTTGTTATCGCCACTAGTTTTACATTCATAGATACAAAATTTATTGAGCGTTGCAAAGGAATGCGCTCCCCTCCTTGTCACTTAGTAAGGCAAGTTATCTTCAGCAGCGACCGGAGCGACAGCCTTCATGTTCTTCACCCGTATTATCTTCTTCTTCTCGCCTGCCTGATCAACGTACTCCTCAAAACGAGCGACGATGATGAGCTTCAGGCCGACCATCGATTTCACGAACTCGCCGAAACTCCCCTTCTTGCCAAGGAAATCCACCTCGGTCCCGTCGGGGACATTGTGGTTGGTCGCAGCAACCAACTGGTTCACCCGGAACCAAGTGTTCTCTTGGTTGATGAACCGGTCGCTGGTCGATGAGCCGTCATCGGTCTTGAACGTCACCTTGCACACCTCGCGACCCTTGTTATCAAGCGCCTCCTCGACCTTGCTAACCGTGACGACGAAATCGCCCTCGGTGTTGATGAACTGCGCGGCACCATCCTGTCGATTGACTTTGAACATAATACTTGTTTATTGATTTAGTTTTCCGACTTGTTTAACACCCACTTTGGGCATGAAAGAGTTTGCAATGATGTTGGATAAGCAGGCCACTTGTCCAGTGCCTGGCATTCGTGCAACAA